ACAAACAGAAAATTACGGGTAGTCCCCGCTACTCCACCACGGGAGCTATCTGCGCTGACGACAACCGTCCCCTCGCTCTGGTTGTACCACGACGAGAAGTTCGTCCCCGTCATCGACGCGTCGTCAGCCGCGCGGGTGACCGTGGAGGCCACGGTGGGAATGTAGCTGGTGGCGAAGGAGCCGGCTTCGAGTTGCGCGCCGTAGAGAAACACGCCGCTGGTGCCGTCAGCCGTCGCTATGGTGATCGAATTGCTTTGAGCAAGAAAGATTTGGCCTGCCGCCGCGCCGGTTGCGTTGGCAGTCATCACAAGGACGCAGCGCCACCAGCCGTTGCCAAACGAGGTCATGGAAGCCGAAACAACAGTTCCGCTTGAACTAACAGTTCCGCTATTTAGGTCGTAATAAACGTTTCCGGCTGGAAATTGAGCCGAAAATCGCAAATTGATTTGGCTAAACTGATCGGCTTTAGCAAACACGGTGAGCGCGTAAGTTGTCCCGCTGGTTACTGAAGCAGACTGACCAACTGCATGGTTGGTTGCCGCCGTAGTGTCTATGACAAATCTATCCGCGTTCGCTGCACCATCGGGCGAGGTTGTAGCGTTAGCCGTGATGCTAGAGCGCGTCTTCGTCCAAGCCACGTTGTCAAGTTCTGCCGAGTACAACAGCAAGTTGACCCGCTGCTCCTCGATCAGCAGGCCGCGCGAAGCCAGCGTGGCGGGGTTGTAGTCGAAGCGCGGGCCGTAGTAGGCCGAGGCGACCGTCTGCGCATACGTTGAGGGCAGCGTCTGGTAGGTGACTTGCTCGAACTGCGCGCCCCAGATAAACAGGCCAGACGTGCCGTCGCCCGTGTAGGATGACGCCGTGGCCACGCTGTTGAGGGCAAGGCGGATTTGATAGGTTCCAATACCGGCTGTCGAAATGGGAAAGGCCATTGAGCAGCGATACCAGCCGTCACCTACATCAGTGATCGTAGACGTGACTGTAGCGGATGGGGTGCCGGCGGTGCCATTCGTAAGGTCAAAACCGGCGATGATGTTGCCGCCGCTGGGGCCGATAGCCGTGGCAATGAGTTGGATAAACGTGCGCTCTCCCGCTTTCGCGTAAACGCTGTAAATGTAGAACTGGCCGACCGAAGCACCGGGCGAAGTGGGGGAAGGGCTAGGGGCGATAAAATGCCCCGTAGAGACAGCCGTGTTCTCTACCAGCTTATCTGCGGTGGTCGTACCGTTCGGGGCCACTGAAGCGTTGACCGTAATGGTCGAAGCCGTCTTCGCCCAAGCCGCGTTGTCAAACTCCTCAGACCGCAGCACCAGATTGTTCGGCGCGTAGGTCACCCGCCCGGTGCTATCGACCAGCGTGGCGTTCGTCGTGCGGCTGAACGTGATGCGCGGATCGAGCGCGGTGTTGGTTAGGAAGTCGAGGTTTAGACTGGGGAACACCCCCGCATCGAGGCCGCTCGCGCCGCTCCACAGCCCGCTGAAGCCCTTGTACAGGCCGAAGCCGAGCGCAAGGCCGGAGACGCCGCTGTAGAGGCCAGAGGACATTACGAGAGCAAGCCAGCCTGAACGATTGTAAGAACTGCAGAGCCGCTACCTGCCGTCTGCTGGAGGCGCACGGCTACAGGGATATAGGCATAGTTGCCCTGACGATTGACTGTCTGCGTGGCCATGTTCGGATCAGGGTGGCTGAACCATGTGGGGGTCACGCCCTCAGCATTGGGGTTGTCCAGCGTCTGCTGGACAGTCCATGTAGCCGAGCCCGTTACGACAACCTGAAGGGACACTTCGGGTGTGCCAAGGTAATCAAGAATGGCTACGTTGGAGTTTTTTGTGCCGCCCGACGCGTCGGAAGTGCTTACAATAATGGGGCGCATTATTTCATTCCCTTGAGAGTCATGGCAAAGCGAGCGCGCTGACCCAGCTTACCGGGCGCCTTTGCGGCGGCTTCCAGCTTGCCTGTGGGGATCGGCTTGCCGGCCTTCGCCCCGAGTTGCTTACGGAGGGCGCCGGGCTTTTTGATGGCTTCGGCGATGAAATTCTTCTTGCCACGCATGTCAGCAGTTCCACGCCCTGAGGGATTTGTTGATCCGGCTATCCGGGTCACTCGCCGTTTTAGCAGAAGTCAGCTTCTTTTTCATACCCTTCATGCGGGCACAAAAGCTGTCACGGCGAGATCCACCTTCCGGCTGCGGTCGCTTCAGATTGCTCCCAGTGGCAGAGTTATAAGCCTTCCGACCAGCCTCACTGAGACCGCCCTTCGGGTTCTTGTGCTTAGCCTTGAACTGGAAATCTTTTTTCGCACGCATCCCGATCTCCATATAACTGGGGCGACCCGAAGGCCGCCCCAATCATTAGGCTTGAGCAACGCCATAGAGGCCGGTCTGAGTATCGTCGTCAAGGACGAATACCCAAAGCGTCAGCCGCTTAGAAGCGTCGGCAGCGTCAGCAGGAGCAAAAGTGCCGCGAACGTCGCCAGTTGTGGTTGTTGCTGTAGTCGCATCAGCGCCAGTGAATGTGCCGGTTGTTACGAATGCAGAACCCCAAGCAGTCAGAACGTAGTTGCGGGCGTTCGCACGGATAGGAAGGCCGAACACGTCACCAGTGCCGACAAAGAAGTCGGTTGCTGCAGCGGATGCCGCAACGCTGGTGATCGTCTTGAAAGCCTTCTTGCCAGCAACAGCAGTCGTGCCATTCAACGTAATGGCTTCCGACATCGGAATACCATAAACGTCGGTGCCAGTAACCGTCAGAACAGCCGTAGCAGCACCAGCAGCGTCAATGATGACGTTCCGGGGAACATCAAGGGTGACGGTGCCGCCCGAAGCCAGAGCGCCATTCAGCAGCGCGTTACCGGCAGCAGCCAGCGTCTGCTGAGCGCAGATACCGTCAGCGTCCAAAGCAACCGGAACCACGTTATACACGTTGATCGGCGACAGGAAGACGCCGGGTTCACTAGCGGTACCGTTGTTGGCAAAGTTCCTGCCTGCCCGAACGCCGTCAGAGAAATGAGTCATGATGTTTCTCCATAGCTAAGGGTGGGGCCGAAGCCCCACCCCCGGGATTTAGGAAGCGCCCTGCGAGCCCCAGCCAGCGCGGAAGTTCGAGCAGCCGAACGAGTAACGCTCAATGGCCTTCGCCTTGAGGTTGTCGGTGTCGAAGTCCGTGTAGACGTCGGTTTCGAGGGTTTCACGCTCGTAGTACTTGAAGCCGTTCGGAGCGTCGGTCAGCAGGAACCAGCCGTTCGTGTCGGTCAGGAACATGTTAACGCGATGACCCTGCGGAACCGCAGAGTTGTTGTAGATCGCGTTAATGTCGTTGTTCGCGGTGTCGACGCGGAACTGCGACTGCAGAAGGCGGGTGGCCGTCCACTGCAGTTCAGCCGGAACGATCAGCTTCGTCGGCTTGGTCATGATGCGGAGGCCCGCAGCATCACGGAAGCGCTGAACGCCAACGATGGCGTCCTGAAGCGAGGTTTCGTTCAGGTCAGCTTGGACCGTAAAGGTGTTGGCGACAACACCGTTATCAATCGGGTGCGACGTCGAGAACAGCGGCTGACCATCCCCGATGGGGAAGTTTGACGAGAAGCCGTTGTTCAGGACCGACGCGCCAAGGACTTCCTTGGTCTGTTCCATCGACTGGCGAAGAGCCTTCGCCTGCAGCGGGAACGACGACTGGTACAGGTTGTCCTTGATCGCCTGACGGGTGATGATGAAGCCGATGCTGGTGTAGCGGTTCACGTAGTTCGTGACGAACCGCTGACCCATTTCACCGTAGGCGGTCGAGGCGCCTTCAGCCTTGATCTGAGCCAGACCCAGCAGCTTGACTTCGACTTCGATTTCAACGGCCTTATCGGACGTGTGCTTCTCGAAGATTTCCGACCACTGGCCCGGGTACATCGGATAGTCGCCGAACACGGCGGCCAGACCGGGCCGGAGCAGGTCGCGGATTGCGGTGGTGTTAATAGCCATTTTTCAAATCTCCTGCTGGACCGATCAGAGGCCAGTCACCCCACCCCGATAGAGGTGGTTGTTGATGACAACGAGCCAGTTCGCGAAGTTTCCAACGGCGTTACCCGGGGTCGGGTCCAGCTGAAGGATCTTCAGGTTCAGCGTCGAGGTGGCAGCTTCGGTCGAGTTATCGAGCGACACAGCTGAGGTACCCGTTGCAGTAGAACCGGCGGTGTACAGGAAGTTCGCGTTCAGGCCGCGATCAGCCAGAGCCAGCGGGGTGCCCGCAGCGCCAGAAGCATTCGTTTCCTGAATGGAGAACACGGTGTTCGGATCGTCGATCACCAGAGCTTCAACGACCGAGCCGGTGAGAACACCGGGGTTGCCCGGCCAGAAGTTCTCGAAACGGACGCGGCCAGTGCTGTCGGTGAACTTGACGCCCCAGAAAACGCCAATGGTGGTTGAACCCGCGACGCCCACGCCAAGCGTGCCGTCAGTGAGAGTGGTAACCGGGTCGCCACGGAAGATCGCCGTCGCGTAAGCGTTAGCGATTTGATAAGGGTTGGTCGCGCCAGTCCAAGCAGAGCCATCCAGCTTCTTGACGGGGACGAGCCCCTGAGGCGCATTGGTACCGTAAGCCATACGGATTCTCCATGCTGAAGTTGAGGGTTGGGTTCTGCCGGTACGTAACGGCAATCGGTTCTCGGTCGGTGGGTACGTGACCACCATCGGGGTGCAGGATACGTGACCTGCGTCGATGTGTGCGTAAATTACGCTTAAACCAGACAACTGTCAACAACATCAAAAAAGGCCCCCGCCCAGTTTCCCGAGCGGGGGCAAGTTGCCACAGCGATAGTAG